CACTTTTGCTTACATCAGTAATAGCGCAACCGGTAACACACAAGCTGGTGACTTCCTTGCTCACACGAACAGAATTTCAGGCGTAACTTCTATAACAGTATCATCTGACCAAGGTGTTGCAAATTTACCACATTATGAGACTGCCGTTCAAACAGGCAAAGCAGTAGTATCATTAATTTACCAAACAGAAGGTGTATCCAACAATGCGCCAATTATGGGCAACTTTACGAGCTTGTTTGTGGCTAATGATTTGATATCAATCTATAATACTGTGGTCACATATGCAAATACGATTAACAGTAGTATTTCGATTTCAGGTTCTGGTAGCGAAATGGATCCATTCATTAGAACTTCCAATCTGACATTCAACACAGTAAATGCCATAGCAACCACAGCTAATTCTGCTAACTCCATCTTCTATGACCGCAGAGTCCATGATGAGCAGTTTTATAAGAATTCGTTAAGTATTCTTACAGACTACAAAAAGGCTCGTGGTGTTGGAAGTACAGGTCAAACAGAAGACTTTTTAATTAAAAATTATATTGGCTCAAGTAAACTATTATCTAGGATAGGTTGAATAAATAGAAAATGGCAATAGGAATAACCACAACCGTAAGAGAATATCGTGACTTGGATTTGAATTTTAAGATTCATCCAATCAGGAAAGATATCAATAAACATACTGCTGAGATGGCGGTAATCAATTCCATTAAGAATTTGGTACTGACTCAGCATTATGAAGTGCCTTTTCAACCAGAAATTGGTTGTAATATCCAAAAGTTACTATTTGAACCTTTGGATCCAGTATCGGCAACTCTCATTCAACGTGAGATAACGCAAACAATTCAAAACTTTGAGCCTAGAGTTAGTGTCTCAAAGGTACAAGTATTTCCAGATTATGATAAGAATGGTTTTAGGATTGCGATGGAATTTTTCATTGTCAACAGAACCGAACCAGTAACAATACAATTTTTCTTAGAACGAGTACGATAAATGGCACAAAATCGTTTACAGGTAACAGACCTTGATTTCGATACAATCAAGACCAACCTAAAATCATTCCTAAAACAACAAACTGAATTCCAAGATTATGATTTTGAGGGTTCTGGTTTAAATGTTTTGGTTAATCTTTTAGCTTACAATACACACTATAATGCCTACTATCTAAACATGGTTGCCAACGAGGCATTCTTAGATACTGCCCTGTTGCGTGATTCTGTGGTTTCTCATGCCAAGACATTAGGCTATGTGCCTTATTCTAAAACTGCACCTACAGCAACTATCAACCTAACAATCAATAGTGGTAACACAACATTGGATACATTAACTATTCCAAAGGGATATGTTTTTAATTCTAAGTTGGTAGATAAACGTATTTTTGGTTTTGTGGTTATGAATGGCGTTACTGTCACAAAATCTGACACCAGTTATTACTTTGAGAATTTAGAAATCAAAGAAGGCCAGTTATTGAATTACACTTTCAATTATGATGAGAGTGCTAATCCAAAGTCAATATTTACTTTGCCTGATATGGACATTGATACATCCACAATTACTGTATCAGTAAATCCATCCACAAGTAATACATCAACCACAGTTTATAACAAAGTAACAGATATTTTAGATGTTGGTGCTGACTCTGCCGTATTCTATTTGCAAGAATCTAAAGGCGGAAAATATCAAATCTATTTTGGTAATGGAACTGTTGGTCGTAAGATTGAAGATGGTTCTGTAATTTCAGTTGGCTATTTGTCAACAAACGGCACTTTAGCCAACAAGGTTGATGGTTTCGGAATGTCTTCTGCCATTGGCCCTTACAGTACCGGTGTAATTCAAGTTGTCTCTGTTGCAGGTGGTGGCTCAGATAGAGAAACAGTTGATGAAATTAAATCAGCATCACCAGTTCAATTTGCCACGCAGAATCGTTTAGTTACTAAGGTGGACTATGAGTCCTATATTAAGAAGAATTATCCAAGTATTGATTCATTATCAGTATGGGGTGGTGAAGATGAAATTCCACCAATCTATGGTAAAGTTTTGATTTCTTTGAAACCAAAAGAAAACTACTATATCACAGAATCAGAAAAGACAAGAATTATCAATGAGATTATTAAACCAAAGGCCATTGTTTCAGTTAGCGCTGAAATTCGTGACCCCGAGTATTTGTATTTGATTTTAAACTCGGTTGTGAAATATGATGATAGAAAAACATCTCTTAATGAGAATACATTAAGAACTCTAATCAGGAACGGAATCATTGGTTACAAAAATACTTACCTTAATAAATTTAATAGTGTTTTCGCTCTCTCGAAATTACAAGACGAAATTGACCATGTTAGCTTCAATGGTATCATTGGTTCAGAAACGGTTGTTAGATTACAAAAAAGATTCCAACCAGAAGTAGGAACAACGTCTAATTATACTATTAATTTTGGTGTTCCACTACATCGTGGCACAATCACAAACAGAATGACCTCATCGGAGTTTACTACAGTTGATAATAGTGGTGTTAGTCGTACTGCTGTCATTGAAGAAATTCCACAATCTTCAACCGGCATTTCTTCTATCGAAATTTCAAACGCAGGCTATGGTTTTCAAACTGTGCCAACGGTAACAATTACTGGAGATGGCGTAGGTGCAACAGCTGTGGCTGTAATCCAAAATGGTAGAATTACTGAAATCAAAATGACAAATCGTGGCTCTGACTATAGCCGTGCAGTTGTTACTATTACAGGTGGTGATGGTTATAACGCTGCAGCATCGGCTGTAATCGATACTAAAGTTGGAACAATTAGAACAATTTATTACGATAGTACCGCCAATAGGCAAGTTATAAATCCAAGTGTAGGTACAATTAATTACTCAACTGGTGTTATTACAATCAACGATTTAAGAATTTTAGCAGTTGCTACTTCAGATGGTTTAATTCGTTTGAGTATAGAATCTGAATCTGGTATTATTGAATCGATTAGAAACACTATTATTACTATTGATGAAACAGACCCATCAGCAGTTGCTACGCAATTATTAAAAGTTAATTCGTAATGTCAGATTTTAAAAATTCAATTCTTGTAAATCAACAAGTACCCGAGTATGTTCGGGAAGAATATCCATTATTCGTAAACTTCTTAGAAGCTTACTATGAGTTCCTTGAAACTAAACAAGGAACCCAACAGAATGATTTAGTTACTCAGACCAAAAAATTACGATATATTTCTGACGTTGATGATTCAATTGATGCGTTTGGAGAAAGTTTCGTATCAAATTTTGCAACGCTTTTACCACAATCAGAACAGATTGATAAAGCATTTTTAATTAAGAATGTTCTTCCATTGTATCTATCAAGAGGTAGTGAGAAGTCTTTCAGTTTGTTGTTTAGAATTCTTTATGGTGAAGAAGTTGAATTTACTTTGCCAAAAGACAACATTCTTAGAGCATCCGCTGGCGATTGGGTTGTTGAGAATGTTCTTAGAATTGACAATGACGTATATACCTCTTATGTTGGTGATGGTGAAACCACCACATTCTATTTGGCTCAGCAAGCACTTATAACAGACCTTCGTGTGTATGAAAATGGTGTTTTGTTGAATAGTGGATATACTGTACGTAAAGAAACTAAAAAGTTAATCTTCTATACTGCACCGCCAGTTGGTATGGTTATCAAAGTATATTATCCAAGCTTTGACTTTGACGCATTTAATTCCAGAAGAATTATTGGTACAACATCTGGTGCCAGTGCAATTGTTGAACGTGCCGCACCAAGGTTGATTACACAACAAACAGCCATTGAATTGTATATCAATACCAAGAATTTAGATGGCACATTCCTAAATGCTGAAGAAATTACCTGTGAGATTATTGGTGATGATGGAACAACATTAATCACCATTGGTTCTAACACCATCTCTACTGTTAACCTAATCAATGTTATCAATGGCGGCGCAAGTTACAATATTGGCGACCAAGTTCCAATTAATGGTGGTGGTTTTACAACCAGAGCAGAAGCTGTAGTTGATTCTATTTCAACAGGTTTTGTGGACGTAATGAATGTCCGTTTTGGTGGTGCAGGATTCCAATCAGGTGATGATTTTAAAGGATTTGGTCCAGGTGGCACAGTTGTTACTGGTGCGATTAATACGGTTGACACAAGCGGTACACTTAGTCCAAACACATTCACCTTGTTTACTGATGTTATCTCGACATATTCTAGTATACAACTTTCAAATACAGATTATGGATTTCCAGCTAATGTAATTCCAACTGGTGAAAATGCAAGTACAAGAATTGTTGATGCGTTGTCCAGAACAACATTGACCTCATTAGGTCCAATCACCAATGTATCCATTCTTTCATCAAATTCATCAAGTAATACTATAACGTATAATGCTAATAGTCCTTTGGCTATTGCTAACACAAACGTTAGATTAAAAGACTTTGGTTCTTTAGGTAGAATCAGAATTAATGCTGGCGGCCAAGGTTATAAAAAAGGCGATGAAGTTGTCTTTGGTGCAAACCCACCATCAACAACAGGTGCAGGTGCTGCAGCTGCGGTAACTAACGTCAGTTCAACTGGTGCAATTACTAGGATTGAATTTGGTCCTTCCAGAATTCCAGGTACCGCAAACGCATCATCTGGTGATATTATAGTTACTGGTACTGGAACAAACTTCACATCTGATTTGTTCGTTGGTGACCAGATTATGATTAATTTGGAAGCTCGTTACATTAACAGTATCACATCATCAACATCATTCAATGTCAACGTAGCATTCACTAAAACATCCACATTTGCAAAAGTTGGTGTATATGACCGAGATTTAATTGGTGGCCAAGGTTACGTACAAGACAATTTCCCATCTATTACCATTTCTTCTGCAAACACATCAGCTGTAAATGCTAACGTGGAGATTGTTTCTATTATGGGTGACTCAGAGCTCATTAGTGGTAACACATCTACAGTTGTTGGCCAGATTCAATCAATTCGTGTTACTGACACCGGTTCAGGTTATGAGTTTTTGCCTGCGGTTGATTTATCACAGTCTGGAGATGGAACTGCGACTGCTGAGGCCGTAATTGAAAGGTCTTATGTTTCATTCCCAGGTAAATGGAATAGTTCAGAAGGTATTCTGTCCTCATTGGATAGAAAACTTGAAGGCCTAAACTATTACACGGACTTTGTTTATGTGACATCCGTACAAGTTGAATTCTCTAAGTATAGAGAGATTTTAAAAGGATTGTTACACCCAGCTGGTTTCAAACAGTATGCTGAATATCCAATTAACAGAACTATTGACACAAATATTAGTTTGTCTTCGGATAAACAAGTTTCTGTTTCCGGCAGAGTCAATGTCAATAGTTCAATTCACGTAACAGGTACTTTGACCAAATTTGTTACGGCCAACAGTCGTGGCATTCTAACAGTTGGTTCAAACATCTCTGTAAATAATCAAATCAGAACAGTTAATGCTATTACAAGTAATACATCTTTAACTGTATCCAGTGCATTTACAACCAATGCCAACTCACAATCTTTGATAATTGTAACATAAATATAGTTCATGGCAACAAATTACACATCAAAAAAACTACCTTTGAATAGTGCTGAGAGATTTAAAAACTCTTTTAGCGATACTACTCCATCAATTGAATACGTCTTCATTGGTGGCCACGTGGCATATGCTAATGAGGCATCTCCAGATTCAATCGTAGAAACCATCTCAAATGAAAAAGAAGTTTGGGACAATATGTTTGCAGCTAAGAAAGTTACTGCAAATGACCCC